GAATTAATTGAATTAGTTAATGAAAGAATTGAGGACCTCGTTGATGTAGATGAGCAAGCGTTTCTAATTCTGACTGCAATCGTAGTTTGCATATTACAGTCAAGAGAAATCAGCGTAAATGTATTTGCGAGTAACTTAATACAAGTCCATAGGAATGCTATGGCATCACTGCAAGATGTAGAACAACTATTAAAACCATTTATGAAAGGAGATAAGGACTAATGACAGACGAAGCTGTTAAAGAAAAGATACAACTCGGTGATTATGTAGGCGCATATATTGCAATACGAAATCAAAGAGATGTATTGAAAAGAAAGTTTGAGTCAGAAGATGTAGGATTAAAAGAAGAACTCAAAAAGTTAGAAGCTGTAATGTTAGAGGAATGTAATAACATGAATGCCGAGAGTATTAAGACAAGCTCGGGTACTGTAATTAAAACATTAAGAGAGAACTTTGTTTGTAGCGATTGGGACGGACTAAAAAGTTTTATCATGGAAAACAATTTGGTAGAACTACTGCAGCAAAGATTACACAATGGTAATTTAAAAGAGTACTTGATTTCTCATGGAGAAGATGGGTTACCCCCAGGAATTAACTCTATGCGTGAGTACAGTATTGTGGTAAAGAAACCTACTAATAAGACTTAGACATGACTAAAGAACTAGATGATATAATTAGAAGCAATCCTGAAGTAGCTACCGACTCTTTGAGTTCAGATACTTTGTCTGTTGCGGGTGCAAGATTCCCAACAGTTCAAAAGCTGAAGATCAAAGACGGTCTATTTCACAAGCATAAGTATAATTCAATTGAGACTTTGAAAAGCCATGAGGTAAAAGTGGTTATTGTTCGTATGGCAGAAACGCCAAGTAGAATATATTACCCTGCGTCTTTTGACTCAACTCAATATACTAAACCGACTTGTTGGTCTGGTGACTCTAGGGTTCCTGACCCAGAAGTTTCTAATCCGCTATCTAGTCATTGTAATCAGTGTCCTTTTAGTGTACGCAACAGCGTCATTAGTAACGGCACTTCATGTAAGATTTCATGGCGCATAGCCGTAGTAATAAAAGACGATGTAGAGTCAGGGGTATTTCAATTTATCGTACCCTCTAACTCATGTTGGCAAAAAGAATCATTTGGTAAATGGGGATTAAAATCATATGTAGGTATGTTAGCAACTAACAATGTCAATCCAAGCAGGTTAATAACCAAGCTTCATGTAGACCCAAAGGTTGCATACCCCAAAGTATTATTCTCACCTAGCTCGGCGGTAGACTCGGAGTATTTAGAGATACTAAAGACTTATGGCGAGAGTAAAGAAGCACTCGATGCAGTGCAATTAAACGTAGTACCTAAACTTCCTGACGCCGAAAGTTATGGCTTTAGCAGTACGGATACTATGCAAACCGACCGCAAAACAGAAGCTGATGCTATTGTTAAAAAGTGGTCACATTATAAGGAGAAGTAAATATGGCACAACAGCCAGTAGCAATAACTACACCAACAGGTGTGGCGCAATACCCTTGGTTATCTAAGGCAGATACTAAATGGAACGAAGAGGGTGAGTTTAAAACTAATCTGATTCTTTCTGAAGCAGAAGCAGAACCAATCATCAAAATTATCAGTGATGTATTTGCAGAAAATGTAAAGACTACAACTGAAGAAACAGGTAAAGCACCTAAGACTGCTACACCTCCGTTTGCACAAGAGTTTGGTGATGATGGTAAACCTACAGGCAATATGATTATTAGGTTCAAGTCAAAGTTCAAACCAAAGATTTTTGATGCGTCAGGTAAGCTGATGGCTGATAGTAATATTTGGGGTGGCTCGGAGATTAGAGTTAATGCTCAAGTAGTACCTTACTTTACCGCGTTGATCGGGTGCGGTGTGAGTCTTCGTTTATCGGCAGTTCAAGTTATTAAATATGTTGAGGGGGGCACTAACTCAAACGCTGATAACTTTGGGTTTAATCCTGTTGAAGGTTTTACTCAACCTGCGGAAGAAACATTTGAGCAAGTAGCAGCGCCTAGTAAACCTGCTCCACTATCAGCAGACGCTCTACCACAGTCTGACTTGGCAGTCGAACAACCTGTATTAAAAGATAGTGGCAAAGCACCTGTAGCAGAACCTACAGACGTTAATGACATTGTTAAAAAATGGTCTGTTAAAAACTAGGGGGTCTTATGTATACGGAAAAGTATTTAAGAGACCTGCAAGACTGTAACCCTATGAGACTAGGGGTTCAACTTGGAAGACTTTGTGTCTCAGCAAATCTACCTCCTAGTGAGGTAGCCAAAGTCTTAGATGTATCAAGAATGTCAGTCTACAATTGGTTCAAAGGCGGAGCCGTACGGAGTAAGAATGTTGACCGCATAGAAATCTTTATGCGGTTAGTCTCCGATTATATAAAGAGTGAGGATTTACCGTTGCAGTCTTACAAAGAATCCAAACAATTTATTAAAGAACATATACTAGGAAAATTATGATTAATGAGTTCTATAAAAAAGCTTTACCAAGTAGTGGGGTATATTGTATTGCGGCAATTGACCCAATTAAGAAGATTCCTAGCCATAAATTTGTGGAATCTATTGACCAAATTGAAGCTGCAGTCAATGAATTTAACCGAGAAAAACAAAATATATTTGTTGCACTTAGTTCTTTTTCAGGTTATAGCCGTAAGGCAGATGACGCTGTTTATGTAAGGTCGTTCTTTGTAGATTTAGATGTAGGAGAGGGTAAAGGGTACAGCACTAAAGATGAAGCTTCAAAAGCGGTAGACTCTTTTGTGTTGAGCGAAGAGTTACCCCCACCTATAAAGATTGATTCAGGAGGTGGCATCCACGCCTATTGGTTGTTTGATAAAGACATACCCGCAGACGAATGGAAGCCATATGCTGAAAAGTTTAAGGAGTTATGTATCACAAGAGGATTAAGAATAGACCCTGTTGTAACCGCAGATTTAGCGCGTATACTTCGGTGTCCTGAAACATTTAATCTTAAGACTGATCCACCAAGTCCTACTAAACTTATTGATGAAGCGATGCCTGTGTATAACTTTGACGAGTTCAAAGAGTATCTAGGTGAGATTGTAGAGACTCAACCGTTTCCAAAAGTATCTACTAGTCTTATGAAGCTTGATAATTTTAAGTCTAATTTCGCAAAGATTAAACAGAAAGGTTGCGCCCAAATTCAATATGTTCTTGACAATGCCAAGACTTTACCTGAACCATTATGGTATTCGGCGTTGTCTATTGCACAACATTGTGAAGATAGAGATAAAGCAATACATGAAATATCTAAAGACTATCCAACATACAATGCACAAGAAACAGAAAAGAAAGCACTTCAATCACAAGATAAACCTCACTCATGTGAGACATTTAATTCGGTGAATCCTGGGGTGTGTAATGGGTGTGAGCATAGGGGAAGAATTACTAACCCGTTGTCATTAGGTAAAGTGCTGCAAATAGCACAACCTGAAGATGATAACTCTCTTAAGCATAATGGTGTAGCTGTTGGTGAAGATGTACCTTCTGCAACGGTTGATGCTATTGCTGACAAGACTGCTAAAGGAACGGGCCTTATGAAATTGCCTGAAGAACTTTATCCTTTTGTCTATGGTAAGCAAGGTGGTATCTACTATATGCCTATAGTTAAGTATGATGACGATGGAGTAGCAATCCCTCAAGAACCTGAATTGGTAACACTGTATGATGTATTTCCAATTAAAAGAATTAATAGTCCCCATGATGGAGACTGCCTATTGATGAAAGCTATATTGCCTAATGACCCTGAACGAGAGTTCTTGTTACCTATGCGATATGTTTATGCAATAGAAAAACTAAAAGAAATTCTAGCGGGGAACGGAGTATTGTTTAACCCCGACGCTAAAGGAGCCAAGAATCTAATGAACTATATAATAAAATGGGGTCACTATTTGACCGCTCAAAAGCCTGCCGAGCGCATGAGAATGCAGATGGGGTGGACACCTGATAGAGAGTCATTTGTAGTGGGTGAACACGAGCTTACTCGTAAGGGTGAATCAGTATCGTCTCCCACCTCACCTCTATGCCGAGGTATTGCTAAACATTTGAATGTAAGTGGAGATTATTTAGAGTGGAAAAGAGCAGCTAACAGACTTAACCAACGCTCTCTTGAACTTCATGCGTTTACTCTTCTTACAGGGTTTGGTTCTGCATTAATGAACTATACCTCTACTTCAGGTGTGACTTTGTGTTTAACAGGAGAATCAGGTGCGGCGAAAACAGGTGCGCTATATGGTAGCTTGTCTGTATGGGGTAACCCTAAAGACTTATCTGTTTTAGAAGCAACGGGTAATGGTATGACGGGTAGATATTTAGGACTCCACAATATACCATTTGGTCTTGACGAGGTAGGTAACATTCAACCTAGAGACTTGTCTCAACTTATACATAAAGTATCTCAAGGTAAGTCTAAGATTAGAATGCAGGCATCAGTCAATGCCGAGAGAGACCATGAGATGTCAGCAAGTTTGATTGCTATCTTTACTTCCAATCATTCATTGTATGATAAGTTAAGTACCCTAAAGAAAGACCCAAATGGTGAGGTTGCTAGACTGATCGAGTTCTCAATTAAGAAGCCACAACTATTTAAAGACGATGCGACTATGGGTAGAGAGATATTTGATAAGTTTAGATTTAACTATGGTCATGCAGGTAGAGACTTCATCTTTAATCTTTATAAACATTCGGACACTGAAGTTCAGCATATGATGGAAGCATGGGTGACAAAATTTAGAGATCAATTTGGAGAGGACACGGCATATAGGTTTTACGAGAATCTTATCGCAGCTACTATGACTGCGGGAGAGATTGCACTTCAAGCACATATTATTGACTACGACCTTGACCGTATCTTTGAGAAGATTGTAAGTGAGTTAGTTGCTATTAGAGACGGGGTTGTTAAAGTTAATGCTGTTGATTATGCAGGACTTGTAGGTGAATTTATTATGAAAAATCAAACAGGTATGCTTTCGTTTAACAAAGGTAGTGTTGAGATGGAACCTAGGTCTTCGTTAGTTATACGTGCAGAACTAGATAGCAATTTGATATTCATATCTAAACCCGCCTTTAGAGAATTCTTGTCTGAAAACATGGTGAGTTCTCGTGAGATTGTTCATGAGTTAAATAAAATGGGTATTCAAGTGACCGAGAATAAAAAACGAATGGGCGCAGGGTGGAAAGATGCAGCA